TGTATTCAGTAGCTAAAGCTGTTCCAGAAAAGATATTCATACCAGTTTTGAAGATTTGACAATATCCTTCTCTGTCATACAATTTATCTTCCCAACCAACAGGACTATCAGTTCCCTCAGCCCATGCACTACCAACTACTTGACCTTTGTTACCAGCTGAAATAGCTGTGTCAACAGGTACTGTATCTATACAGACTAAAGCTTCAGCAGATATAGTAGTAATACCACTATCTGTTTCATGGTAAATCTCTGCCTGAGCAGGAGACGTTGCAGAATAAGTACCAGTCCCACTAGCTAATTGCGTAGTGCCTTCTGCCACTTTAAATCTGTAAACATTACCATCATCAGCTTTAAGAGCTAATACTGTTCCAGGTACTATAAAATTACAATTCGAACCACTACTAATTTTACCATACTCATCATATAAGCATGTTAAAAGCAAATCTTCTCCAGCAGCTAATGTATTACTACCGTTAGCTGTTATTTGTGAAGCGTCTGCTAATACATCAGCACCAGTTGAATGTACTTGGAAATTACGTCTTTGCCACTGATGTCTCTGTTCTAAAAACTTAAATACAGGGTCATTAGTAGCCTTTTTTGCCACCTTCGATAAATATACGAAGAATGGACTTTGCATTGGAGCAAGCTCTGCAACTCTATCGCCAAAGTTAAACTTACGTCTAGTATCATTAATATCAACACTAGAGGCGACATCATTACCAGCTTGACCTGAATAAAATGTTCCCATTTTGTTCCATCCTTTAAGTTAGCCTCTCCTCAGCTGCCTTGTAAGGCCTTCGGGTAAGGCGATTAATAAATTACTTCCAAGGGTTCTTTGAATCAAAGTTCCCTATCATCGTATCCATAATCTTGTCCTCTACGCTTCTATTATCAACATTAGTCTGTCCAGAAGGCATTACTCCCATAGGAGATGGTATCTGCTGTGCATTTTGATATTGAGTAAATTCAGCACTAGGTTGTGCATTTTGAGTTGTTTGACTATTCTGCATTCTATATAGTTGAACAAGGTTATCGATATTAACGGATTTTGGATTAGACATTTTGTTAATAAAATCTTGCGCTTCTGGCGCAGTCATTTTGTAGTTTGACATAACATGCTCTCTAATTTGACTTGCTTGCGTTGCTTTTTGTTGCGCTGCTTGCTGTCTTTGAGCTTCTTGCACTTTCTCTTGCTGAATAACGTTCATTTTTTCTTCCATTACTGCAGCTTGATATTGTGTTTTTATATTGTTATACTCACTCATATTATCTCGCCAATCCTCTACCTCGTCTAAATACCTAGCACTTTCGCTATTAGGGTCAGCATAAGCTTCGTCTCTATTAAAAGTTCTAGGTTTTTCTGGTTTCATAGGAGGTGCTGGAAATTCTTCCACAGGTTCACTAACTTGCTCTTGAGCAACTTGTTGCTGTTGAGCTGCTTGTTGATTCATAGCATCTTTCAATTGACTATTCTCATGTTTAAGCTTATCTGCTTGAGATTGCCAATATTGATACCTAGTCTCGTCATTGTCAGTCTGAACAGGGGTTGGATTAGTTTCAACATTTTCGTTTGCAGGTTGTCCTTGATTAGGAGCTGCAACTGCCTCTTTTGATTCCTCTGGATTACTAAAAGCACTATCAACACTTGCAGAGCCCTCGAATCCTCCATCAAATATAGCTTCTTCTAAGCTATCATATTTTGGAGCTTCGTTATTTTGCGGGGTATCTGTTTGTACATTTTCTTGTGACATTTATTTCTTTCTCCTTTTAGCTGCCTCTTTTCCACCAGAAGAGGGTGAGCTGATTTTTTTAGCTTCATTTTTGAGCTGTTCTTTTATAGTGGATAACGTATCTTCAAGTCGTTTTTCATAGACTGTTCCAGATGCTTTTGCTTTATTGCTTATAACATCTAAATCACCTTTGAATTTCTCAACTTCTATACGTTTTCTTAAGTTGACAGACTCTCTATCTCTAGATTGCATATCACCTTTAAGTTTTTTAATTTCTTCACCAGCTGCTTGTAACTGCTGTTGTAATTTTCCTATTGTATCAGTTCTTTCCATTACACCTTCCATATCAAATACTTCTGTCTTTTTAAGAACTTCTTGTCTATCAATAAGACCTTTAGAGTAAGCGTCCATATAAAACTCAAGTTCCGCATATCTATTACTTGGAAGTGTTGAGCCTGTGACTACTATCACATCATACTTGCCTATGGTAATATCGTTAAATATTCCAACTTCTCTCTTTTTATCGTCAAATAACTTCTTATTTATAGTATATTTAGTAATGGAGTTATTTGGCTGTATAATTCTAAATACTTTCTCGCTTTTATAAAGCTGTTGCATTAAAGGTATTGCTATCTGTCCCAACCTTGTTAAAGCTGCCTCTATATCAGCAAGTTTAGATTTCATTTTTCTTTGCCCAAATTCATCTATACTTATAGTTGCTTTATAAGTAGAAGGCGCTTGCTGAGCATTACCCATCATCATTTCATACAATCCTAATGCGTGGTCAATATCATTTTTAGCTGTTTGCTCATTTTGATACAACTCATTAGGAAGAGGAGTGGGCTGAACTGGCATAGGAGCGCCGTCAGTGGGGTCATAGGGGATAGCTACTCCAGGTTGAGCCCACTTTTCCTCAAAATCTTTCATATCTACACTACCCTCAGGGACAAGTATTTTTGTATTAGTACTTGTTGTAGCGTGTGCTATTATCAAAGAACGTGTTTTATTAATATACTCTTGCAATCCTTTAATCATCCTTACGTCAGAAACAGGATAAGGTGTTCTTGTATGTATATTCATTAAAGGAACTATAGGATATTTGTCTATAGGTAAAATCCTTTCATACAATTTAGTATCGCCTACTATTACACATTGATGTATTTTAGTACTTAATGTTTTTACGACCGTAAGTTCTCCTGTCTCTTTCAATTGACCTTTTTTAAGTTCTTCGAATTTCAACTCTGGTATAGGTATATCTGGGATATTTTCTGCCATATTCGCCTGTTCATAATCATCTATTTCTGCTTGGTAAGAAGCATTTAATCTTTCTTCTAATTGTTGCTTTAATAAAAAGGCCTTTTTCTTATCCTCTACTAACTGTCCTTGAACTCTCCATATAGGAGTTTGAGCATATTTAGCAAAAGACTCTTTATCTAGCAAGTCTTCTTTCCCTGACCATTTTTCAAAAATCCTAACTTCTTGAATTTCTACCTTATAATATCTTTCATAACCCCTGATATAATCTCTTTCATTCATTCTCCCTACATCTTCTGGAAATTGAACCTCCCCGTCATCTTCTCTTGTTGTTGCTGGAGCATTCCAATCGTTTGATTTTCCAAATGCACCTCTAGATGAAGCATTTTCAATTTTTTCTTTATACATAGGCCAAAGCTTTTTAGCTTGGTCTTTTGTAAATAATTTAGATATTATTATATTTTCAGCATCATCAAAATGCCTATGCCTACTATTTGGGTCTACATAAACATCTAATGGGTCAACATCGTGAAAGCAAACTTCCCCTTTACCCATATCCATCATAGGGTCTTGATATACATGTAAAAAACCTAACCCCATAACGTAATAGTCATCAACAGCCTGTCTAACAACGCTTCTTCCATCTGATATATCATACATATAAGACAACATAGCACTCATAACTTGTGCTATTTTATTATCAGAATCTTCTCTTGCAGCTGCTCTAAACGAAGGTCTATTTGCAGTAAGCATAGCTTTAGCAGATTCTACTGCAGGATGAACCCTGTTAATTACAATAGGAGCCTGACCTCTAGATTCTAATGTATCTCTTTGGTTTTTACTCCACTGCCTTCCCAATCTAAATTCCTTATCTTCTTTGGCTTGTTGAGCCCATGTATCTCTTTTTGAAGAATATTTATCGAAAAGGTCTAACGTCTCATCTACAACACTTCTTTTTTGTTTTCCGTCTTTTTGAGTATATGCCATCTGCTTAATTTACGAATTAAAGAGTCATCCAATCAAGAGTTTTCTTTTGATTTCTCCAATCGTCCTCATTTATTTTTTCAAATTTACTTCTTCTACATGGTTTAGCGCCTGCCAATGCTGTCCATATAGAATCCATTATGTCATCATGCTTTCCTTTAGGATATGATAAAAACTCTCCTTGTGCATGTGTGTCTTCAGCCCTAAAGTAAAATTGCCCTTTAGCAAATATCGGAACTAAAGATAGTAATCTTTCAGATTTAGAATTTCTAGGTTTGACACCAGCTTCTAGCCCTGGAATATAAAGGTTTTCTTCTTTCATTATTTCTCTTACCCCAGTCCTTAGTGCTTCTTGATAACCCACTGTTTCTATCTTGACTCTACGTGGTCTATATTTTTTATAATAATCTATTATTAATTGAGGTTGCTGAGCTGGTGAAATCCTATTTCTGTATATATCCACAACATATTTGTTATTTTCACTGTCAATAGCGATAATACTAATAACGAAATAATCAGCCCTAGCACTAAGAGAAGATGCAGGGTCAACACCAGCATATAATTCGACAGGTTTAGCTTTTTCATTATCCTCGTCTCCATAGTTTTGTACTAATAAATTCTGTCCTTGAATCCTTTTATACTCCCAATTATGTATTTTAATCCAATCTGGTTGAAATGGGGCGTCATCAGGAGATTGAGCAATGTTCATATATTCCTGAAAAAATCCATTAATATTACCAACAGACTTAAATTCTTCTTTAATCCCTAGTATTCTTTCTTTCGGGAACCTTTCAGGCCAAATACTCTTTTCATTATCATCCCATATAGAAAACCATAATACATTCCAAGCACTTGACTCTTTTGCCCAGCACAAAAAACAATCTTCTGATATAACTGTTCCAATCATTGCTATTTTCCCTTCATCAGACAAGGAAGGGATAACAGCCTCTGTTAGCCATTTTCTATTTTTAGCCCTTGCTTCTGGAGTAAAAGCATTTAACTCTGATTCAAAATCATCTACTATAATTAAATTAGGTCGAGTATCTCCCTGAAGAAATCCTCTAACTCTTTGTCCAGTACCAACGGCTACCATTCTTGTCCCGTTTGCTAGCACAATATCTGTATGAGTCCATTTACTAGCTGTTTCTGGACCTAAATCGCCAAAGATTGATTTAAATTGAGTACTATAAGTCAAATGATATTTAATCCTTGATAGGAAGTTAATTGACTGTGCTTGTGATTCTGATATAATAACTATAAATAGTTCTTCAGTAGACTTTTTAAAAGCCGCTTTCCATAATGGATATATTAAAGTAGTTACTGTAGATTTGGCTGTACCCCTTGGAGCTGCTATTAAAACTCTTCTTTTTTCATCATTAGCTAAATCTTTATAAATATTAGTATGAAAAGGGGGAGTGCTTTTCTTTAAAGCTGTTGGAAAGCAATATTTCCCGAATAAAGCCATATTATTCTTAAGTTTCTTTAAAGCCTGCAGTTGTTCGTATTTTTCTTCGTAATCCATTATTGTAAAAACATTAAAAGAACTGTTCTTCCTTTACTTGATTCTTCTACCATATGCCATTCATCACTTGAATGAACTATAGCATTTAAATAATGCTGCTCTTGTGTATATTCTTTTTCAGGGTGTTTATATTTAAAT